GATGGACTTCTTGCTCGTAGAATACTGCCATTCGTAAACCAATTTGAACGTGGCGGTGCATTGTCAACTGACATCCTACGTGTTAAGTCATTCTTGGAATTTGCAACATACATTGATAACAACACGATTATGAAGCCATTTCAGAAAGCTCAAGCCAAACGTGATTATGCAACATTCATCAATGTTGTAACTGGTAATCCTTCTGGTACTAACTGGTTAATGAGTGACGCACAGCGGTCATTTAATAGCCACGCACGTACACTGTACACGTCACCAAACTGGTTTGATTCACAGATGATGCAGTGGTACGCACCAGCTGCTGTTAAAAAACTAATGGCAGATGGAATTAATGTTGTTAGTAGAACAGCAACACGTGGACTTGATCCATTCCATGTTGGTTGGGATATTGCAGATGCATCTGCTGAAGAAAAATGGTTTAGCTCATTACGCACCAAGGAAGTATTACAACAACATATTTTAACTGGTGCAAGTGCTCTTGGTGCAACTGCAATGTTAGGCACAGCATTCCAAGCGTTGGGTATGTATATGGATAAGCGTAGGTTACATGAATACATGGAGCATGAACCTATTGACTTTATGGATTGGCGACGCGTTATGCGTCCTGTATATAACTCTGAGGGTAAACGAATCGACGACATTCTGTCATTTGATAACAAGCAATGGTGGAACCCTATCGATTCTAAGAACAATTATGGTGTTGTCCGTGCTGGTAACACATTAGAGTTTGCGTTACCACAAACAGCAACAGTTATTAAGCGGACATTCGTAAGTCCGTTAATTGCTGCAGCTAATGAGCCAAGTTTGAGCGCACCAGATAAGGCTGCAAAGTTCGCAAGAGAAATGTGGCAAGCTAACTTTGCAAATCGATTAGGTCCTCAAATTCAGTTGATGAAGCAAATGGCTTACGGACGAACGTTTACTGATTTACCTGCGTATCAAAAGGATGTTGGTTTAAGGCAGTTCCGTACATTAGTACAACGACGTGATGCTTTATACGATGAAAAACGCATTGCCGAAAACGAGAACAACGGGAAAGAGTTACGCAGAATTAATGCAGAATTAAAAAACATAGATGTTGTCTTTAAAAAGATTGGTATGTTTGACAGCCAGCCAACTGCATGGGCAATGCATTTATTAAATAAAGCACCAAATGGATTGTCTCGATCATTTATATCGCTGACACAAAACCTACAGGTTCAAAATGCATTGCGGGACTTAGAAGCAATGGCGTGGGCTGAATACACTTTGCGGAATACAGGTAAAAGCGCAAGTGGTGATTATAGTATGTATGCTATCCCTGCTTTCATTCGTCCATTTGGACAAGACGTTAAGTTTAATGACTACTATCTAATGGATGAATTGCAAAAGGGAAAGATGGGAACTATGTCAGGCAAGGCATATAACTACATAGCTCGTACTAAGAAATACACTTATCCAAATGCAAGCAATATGATTGCCAATCATGGATGGATGTCATTAATTGAAGGTGTTCCGGAAAGTGGTGGATACAGCGACACAATTCCAGCCTTTAATAAATCTGAGCCAATGATGGGATTCCCTGATCGAGCAGTCATGAAGGAGAGTGGAGTTAATCAAGGCGTTATGACTGAAGAGGTTAAGAAGCGTATGCCTCCGGCCAAGATTAACCTACCGGGTGATCTTACTACAGGAAAGATATTAGGAAGATAATGAAGCAATTTGTTGAGATTGCTCAGAAGTACATAGGGGTTTCTGAGCAACCCGTTGGAAGTAACTGCGGTCCATTGATTGACCGATGGAACACGCTCGTCAATGCACCGATAGGTAGTTTTTGGTGTGCGTCATTTGTAAGTGGTGTTGCAGCTGAGTGGGAAAATAAAAGCGGATTGGATTGGCCATTGTGTTTCAGCGCAGACTGCGATGTCTGGTTGGCTGTCGCTAGAAAGCATGGAGTATTGCATACAACTCCAATGGCAGGTGATTTAGTTATCTTGGTAAAGACATTGAAAAATGGAAGGCAAGATGCATTTCATATTGGGATTGTTGAAGGTCGTGATGAGGATGGTATCTGGAAATCCATTGAGGGCAACAGTAATAATGATGGTAGTCGTAATGGATATGAAGTAGCCCACCGATCATTGTATGAAAATCGCAACAAAGATATTGTTCGATTTATTAGACCTTGGTCACTGATTCAAGCTGGGCAGGATTGGAAGATTGTATATGGAGACAACCACATTGTTGCCTTATTGCAGAACGGAAAGACTTACGCGCCTGTGCGTGACTTTGTTCGGCTTGTCGCTGGGGACAATATTGTATTGGCTTGGGAAGATGGGCCAGTGCTCAATGGTGAACCACTGGCCGTTCAATGTATTCTACGAGATGGTAAATCGTATGCAGCAATCAGAGATCTTGCTCGTAGTTTTGATCTTGATTGCATCGTCAATAGTGACCAAAAGAAAGTCTATCTAAAGAAGACTGTCTAGCCCATAGTCAGTAAACTTAGCAAACCGGGGTTGGAACTCAAGTAGTGACACCCCGGTTCTGCCGTTTCTGTTCTTAGCAGTTATGACTTCAGCCTTGTCAGATGGTTCCTCATAATCTCCTTCATTCTTCTTTTCATAGTAGCCAGCACGATATATGAACTGTATGACATCTGCGTCTGATTCGATATCACCAGACTCTCGTAAGTCAGACATCATTGGGCGCTTGTCTTGTCGTTGCTCTACAGCACGAGAGAGACTAGATAGTGCAATGACAGGACACGCAAACTCACGTGCAATATCTTTAAGCCCACGACTAATTACACCAATGTCCCTAGTTCTATTCTCAGACTTGTACGAACTAGGCATTGCGATCATCTGTAAGTAATCAACAACCACCAAGCCAACATTAAATGATTTTTGGGTATCTCTAATTGCGTCACGTATTCCTCCAAGGGTGACAGTTTTATCTGCGACAATCCTAACATGAAGTGTCTTAGCCTCTCTAGCTACGTTGTGTAACTGATCCTTCTGATAGTTATTCAGCTTCTTGGTCTGTATAACTTGACTATCCACTTCACTGTAGATTGACAACATACGTGCAGTGACCATGTCCTTTGACATCTCTGCACTAACAATAAGTACCCCGGTCTTGTCCTCTAAGCCCCTCATAAACTTAGCTGCATTCCATGCATATTGCAATCCAAGACTAGACTTACCCATTGATGGTCTGCCACCAAGTATTATTAGTTCTCCATTGCGCCACCCTCCTGTAATTAAATCTACGTCGTTGTAACCTGAAGCAATCGAGAAGTCCAACTTGTCTTCATCTCTGAGTATAGCCTCGTTGGTTGTGTCCCATATTAATTTAGATAAATCATCTGTTGAGTTTCCGGAATTGATAAACGTAGCAGAGTTATTTAAATCCTTCAAGATTATCTCAATGTCATCGTCACCTATAGATGCTCTCTTACTAGCATGTTCAGCTGCAAAGATAATCTCTCTGCGTCTGTGATACTCAATGACCAGCTTGACATAACTCTCATAGTTAGAAGTGGTTGGTAACAGTTCTGCGCATTGCATGATGTAACCTAAACCGCCACATGCTTCAAGTGCGTTACGCTTTGTTAACTCCTCATTCACGGTCACGATATCTATGTCTTGGCCAGATGCATCAATAGCTGTATACGCATCCCATATAAGACTATGTGAGACCCTATAGAACATACTCTTATCTATATGAGTAACGTTCTTATATAACTTCTTTCCACCAAGAAGAACAGACGCTATAAGTGATTGCTCACTCATAACGTCCGATGGGATTTCTATATTGAAACCAAGGCTTCTATTCGGCGCGTTGTTCATCTATGTACTCCGTTATCCTTACTAGTAAGGCATCGTTAATCACATCTTGTAATTGCTGACCTTTAACAGGTGGCTCTATACGCCATGCTTTCATGCCTCCAGTTTTAGCAACGACTAACTGTATAGTTGGATGCATCTTGCTTAATGTAGTACCAAGGCGTATTGCGTCTGAAATCTCATTTGTGACTGACTGTGGTGAATAATCGCCATACTTTTCAATTGCAATAGCAAGTAACACTTCAGACGGCGTTGGTCGAAACTTAGCACGTGTAAGAATGCGCCGTAATCCATAAACAATATCGGCATCATTACACCCAGTTATCGCTACACGATACACAGTCTGGCTTGTCTCATTCCATTGAATTGAACTCGGCAGTTGCGAAAGCACTGCCAATAACTTATCTGTTGCTGTCATTTAAACCACTCCTCAATCGTTTTTGGTAAACCGTTAATCAAAGGCTGTGGAAGAGCATATGTCTCCCAATGCTTCCACAGTGAACGAACTGTAACCATTTCTGCATTCTTCCATTTGCTAAGTAGTATGCTCGTTCGTTCTTCTATGTCAGTTGATGTAATTCCAGCCTTGTGCATCTGCCATATTGTTAAACGAACACCTTTCCATTCTTTGTCTGTAATTGCTGACTCAGACACTATCCCCCATCGTGCTCGTTTAAATGCTTTGTATAGAAAGAATGCTGGGTCATCTTCCTTTGATAGTTCCTTCTTTTCTTGCTTTACTGATGTAACCTTTACATCATCATTGTGCTGCATGGAGTCGGGAAACAACTTGTATCCATTACTCGTTGTTCTCCCACTGGGAGAAACTCTAGCATTTATCTCAAGCAATCTGCAGTCATTGATCTTCATAGTTGTTAAATGATGCAGGGCACTTTTCACTGTAGTCTCGGATAAACCAGTGCACTCACATAAACGCTTGATACTTGGCCAGCAGTAGCCTTCATTATCTACATGCATAACTAACGCCATGAATGTAACAAATCCAGATGGAGTAAAGCTGGATATATGATGAACAAGTAGCCTGTCTATTTGAACAAACCCAGACGACGACGCGCCGGACAAGCCAAAAGACTTGCCGTTAAACACGGTAATCATTGTGAATCCTATTGGTTATATGGGCATTGATCGCAGTATCTTACTCTTTGCACTTCATCATCTTCTGACAACTTAGTAAGTCCTGCGTCATAAACTTCTTGTAATGGTATTGGTGTTGTACTAATAAGTGACAATGCTTTATTGACATCGTCAATTGTCCATCCACTTGGTATCTCAATTGCTTTGAGTGGTTTTTTCTCTTCTTCTTTATCCCCTTTTAATTCTCTTTCAAATTCTGTAACAGATACACCTCTGGCTTTTGCTGACTCTAAGATTTGCTTTTGCTGTTCCGTCCCCATATTCGCAACCAACCTGTGATGAGTCCAGCTAAGACCTGCAACACGGTTATCAATAGGAACATGACTAGAAACCCAGCTCCAGTTAGCAAGACTTTGATAAGCGCAACCAGTAACATCCATAGCCTGTGCATACTTCTCACCGTATCGTTTTTGTCCGTAGTTAAGTGCGTCACCAATTGCAAACTGAAATGCTGTTGTAAGTTGTTGTAACGTGGCCATAAGTCGTAGCCACTGATCGTATTCAATGTCGTGGTTAAACTGTAATCCAATATCAGTAACACTTACCGCGTCTGGAATACTACCAATATAAACTAATTCGTCGCTCATACTCTTTCTTTCTTTGAGACAAAAGGACCACGGTGTTGATGTCCGTGGTCCTCCATTTGGCAGTTGTGCTCCGTGGGATATAGTTACGGAGCAATGCAATCTTACTCCTCAGTGTCGGTTGCTGTCAATGCTTTAACACTAAAGTTCTCTGTGGCTTCTGTCATACTGAACAGTTCAGGATATTGATCTACAAGTGTCAGTTGAACTTCTTTTGGTATCTTGCTTTTGTATATCTTGTGTTCTATTTTGATTGCATCTAAATTCAATGGGATTACATAAGCTGCTTTCTCTTCATCAAGAATAGAAAACGATGGTTGCGAGTTACGGAAAGCAACTTGTCCCCATGGACACTTCCATGTCTTAGCTTTACCAGTCAATTGCGACTTAGCAAAGCTTGCAATCTGTGCGCCATAACGGGCTTGTAACCATTGCACTTTACGTTCTTTGTCTTTGACCATAGACTTGCAACGCTCTACAACAGATTGCATTGCAAGTTGCTGTGCTTTTAGATCAGTCTCGTATTGCAATAAACGTTGCATAGCCAGCAACACATCATCTTCTGTTGCTAGTTCCTCGCCAAGCCAACCGTCAACTGGACCGGCATATTCGCCGGTCTCAATCTCAAAATAGCTATCGCCAATAATGTCAAACTTTGTCTTATCCAATTTATTCCTCCTCTGCCAAGAACACCGACTCTGCTTCTTCCGGTGTATTGAAACCCATTAACACTTCAACAACTAATCTTAGATTTTCATCACTAGTATCGTTGTGTCCTGCCAGTTTAAAGAACACACGTTTCATATCAGACGGAGTGATGTCTGACCCCCATATACGTTTGCACTCATATGCAAACTGCTTGCCCGGTGTTAACTTAGTTTTTGTTGGTTGTGGTGTATCTACAATACGCATGTCGCCAGCTGGAGTGATAGGTTCTTCTAACTCTTGAGCAAACAACGTTCCGTACCCACATAAAGCAAGAGCGCGACCGATAGCACCTGTCTCTGCCTTCTCACGATAATCAGCAAAGTGTTTCTCGTGTTCTGTCTTGTGTGCTTTGGCAATTAACTTGCCTTCATCGTCAATAATCTCTGCTGCAAATGTACAGTAGTCAGCACCCGAAAGTTCGGGTACTGGATATGTATTGATCGTCCAATCTACATGGTCCTCACGGAACCAAGCGATACGCGCAGCTACTGGTAAGTATTGCTTACCCTTTAGATTGATAAAGTGTTCACGCGGATTAAACATCGTTTTTAAACCTTTCTGCTATTGCACGACGCATTGTCTTTGAATGAAGCATGTCATCGTGAGCATTGAATACATGCCCTCGGCAATTTACTTTCTTAAACATTGTTGAAAATCGTAGCAGTGTTTGTCCAACTACATCGTAGTTTGCTACATGACTTGCGTCATTATTTTCAAGTAAAGTATCTAATAGATACTGTGGTTCTGTGTCTGCATATATGACGTTGTCTGCGTCACACAATGGCTCTCTACTATCTTTATGAACCATATATATCCAGATCATCGTTTCATTTGGATAGGTCATCATTGTTGGATAACACGTTGGAAGAGTAATTGGTTTACCATTTACTCTGTTTAGTAACAGCGGTACATAGTCAAGTTCTAGACATCTGTATTCTGTAGCCAACGACCAAGCATCTCTATCTATAATATTAAATAGCTCGCCATTTGGTAGGTTATCTAATTGCTGGGACGCATCCCATAAGTTACTCCAGCATGCAATGAATGACCAGTCTTCATGGACTGATGACAGTATTGCATCTTTATTATCTTTCTGTACTATTATCCATAGTTTCTCCTTCTGATCTGTATTGAAATCAACATCGTGATTATCTAATGTGAATGGCCAATATACTTTTAAATCCATTTAAAACTTTCGAGTTTTGATGTAAGTCCTAACATTTTATCTACTTCAATGACATTGTTGATCACGCACTCTAGTGATCTACATATAACTGTTAAATTATCTGATGCATATTCTTGTTGCTCCTTTCTTACTGTTCCAGTTTCAGTCTTGAGTTCAATGCCGATGGCTATGTGCTTCCAATTCTTGTGATGAACATAGATATCTGGAGCGCCAACAGTATTTCCTTGCCAGCCACGAGCATATGTATATTGGTGACATTTGTCACACTTTACTTTGCCACGTGACTTTCCAATTTCTATGACTGTGTATCCAGCTATAACTAATGTCGCCTTTACTTGTTGTTGAAGTATAGCCTCGGCATTTTTTCTCATCTGTTTTTCATGCTCCACCAAACAACTAATAGGATTAGTGCATGGTAAATGATCGCGATACATCCCGGAATGGGATTCTTCTTATCGCTTAACCTCATAATGTAAATACGCCCATACTTCTTTCACATTTGTAATACGTAGCCCTTTCTCAAAAAACAATATGTCAGATACCTTTAGTGCGATCTCTGCAGCTAGTCCAGTTGGCGCACGTAAAATAATCTGTAAGATTTGTGGATACATAAGACAATAATGCAACGATGCTCGCACGTGTTGAGGCATGTCTCGATACACGTATTCGGCATGTCGTTCATAATCGTCTCCAAATAACTTGAACTCTGCGTTTGCTGTGCTTGACTGAATGACTCCGTCGATTACAACGCATTTTGTAACAAGCCTTTCTTTCCACATTCCATTGATCAATTGGATAATGTGTTTTCGACTCCATGTAGACCAAGAGTTTGGTGACATTAACGCGTAAACAGATATTGTGCGAGATCGTTTGTCTTGCACACTTAGTTGTTGCCACAATTGATAAATAATCTTTGCGACAAATTGATTGTTGACACAAACCCTGTGTGTACCACCAGTTACGATGTAACACACAGGATGATAATTGCTACGTTTACGTGTTGGCATTAAAACTTAGGTTGCAATGTACCTTTATGCCGAGTAACACAATAACCACATTTCCATGGTGGAGTCCATTTACCTGATAGGAACTCATCGATAATCTCTGCAACAGTAACTCTCGTTAAAGTTTGGTCATCAAACATTTGTTTGTTCTTATCTGTTATCCATACAATGCGGTCTTCGTGCCAAAAAAGATTGTCTATCGTGCGAATATCTTCAGCTGCTTCAGGACTGCCATCCCATTCTTTTGGCATCCGAAACGTAACAATCTTGAGTCGCCATTGTGGCCACGATAAAGAAACAACTCCATTCAGTCCAATTAATGGCTCTAGTTTGTCCCACCCATCTTTGTAATCACTATTCTTTTTCATGGCATCCAGCAAATTAATTAAATCTTGTAACATACGAACCTTTCAATTATTAAAGTAATACATGTATTGTACCGCAGACGTTAGTCACACATGCATTCTTCTTCCCATCCACCGCATGCTTCGCATGGTGTGTATCCCATTGCTTCTTTGTCGTCATCAGTTAAGTCTTCGTCACATCGCTGCACTTCGTCAAAGTAACCATCTTGTCTACTCATAGTGCCAGCAAAGCACATGCCCGGTTCTGAGTAATGCAATGCAAAGTTGAGCTTGGGATACTTTGCACTCATAGTGATGAACCACTCACGTGGTGGCCCCCATGCTGTGTCAAACCCATACCGTAACTCGTTATCGTTACCAATGCTCTCTAGTATGCATCCGTAACATGCATTCCATTTAGTACCCCAGTTAGACAAAGACCATGTGTACCAGTTGTTGCCATCTTCTTCATCTGGCATGGGTACTGATCCATTGAAATCTACTTGGTAAAGACCGTGTTTATCTACAGTTGTGTTTTCTGTTTGCCATTTTGTTACATCGTCGATGTTGTCACCAGAAACAATAAATGTGTTAACGCACCAATTAGGCATTGTTTTACTCCTTAACCGTAAACTAACTCACCAAAGCATAGCTCCTGCACAATGCAGTCGATGATGTCGTAGTCAACATTCTGTGGCTCTAAAAATGTACGATCACCAATTGACCAGCATTTACGCAGGTGTTCCAATAGGTTTAGATCTGATATGAGATGTGTTTCACATTCATCATCAATAATCTCAAGCACCCAGTTAGTATCTGTATGTTCAACTGTGCGTACATTTTTGACCCAATCGTTGTATTGGATCATGTCCATCATCATCTCGTACCACCACTCTGTGTTGATGGATTGAATAGTGAGCGTCATGTGCTCAAATGTGTAGTTATCTGTCATCTCTATTAATCTCCTTTATTGCTTGTGTAAGCCGATCCCAATTTGTTCCAACATGAGCATCAAATGTGTCATGTAGTACTTCGACTACACCTGCCCATTTATCCCAGTTATCTGCTGCAGCTTGTGCAAGTTCTTCTCCTGTTTTGTAATTGTCATCACTAAGTTGAAGCGCAAAGTCATATGGACCCCAGACTTCAATGTAAAACTGCGGGTATTTCTCCCGCAGCCATCGCAACTCGTTCTCAAAATTCTCTTGATCTTGATCAATTTCTTCTACTGTCATGGCACTGGCCACCCTTCTGGTTCTTCTAACTTGCATGCATAACCTAAGTCATGTGCACTAAATATGTCATTCCACTCGCTGTATGTAGAGTCACAAATGTATTCCCACATAGCCTCATTAAATTCTTCTATGGTGCGTTCGTGGTACACGGACTGTACTAAGGCAATGAAGTTTGTGATTTCATCCTCGGTAACTTTTACCTCTCCTTGTGCTTCTTCTTCACTGATAAAGCGACGTATTGCTGCATCTGTGTAACGCACGTCAATAGATTTGAAAATGCGTTTACCAAGTGCAGCCATAAAGTACGTACCATTGGCTGGTGATAGACAATCACCGTCTTTGGTGTAGTGACCTTGTACGCTCCAGTGATCAGTTGACCACTCGTCGTAATCTGCTATTGAATAGAACATGTTTATTTACCTCGTGTTTATTGTGTTTAATTAAACCCACAGCGCAGCTGAGCCGTGGGCACGGATGACAATATCGCTATCGCCATCACAGCGTAGAGATGCAGGACAAGTATCGCATGTAGTATGCATTTTCAGCATGTTGCGCATTGCTCGCATCTCGTTAATGAATGGATCGCTTGGGCACTGCTTGCAACCACGAGCATAAGCAGTGTGACGCTTGTCAATGTAGCCATCATGTGGCCGAACAAGAAACGTACCCCAGCCAGCCTCTTTGGCTTCCCATCGATCAATGTATGAGTCACATGATGCTTGAAGCACACCACGGAACGGCTTGGCTATTGGCATACGCCACTGGTGTGTATAGCCAGTATGACCAAGCTCATAGCGTAGCATGTCACCCCAGATTGGGAATGGCACAGCAACAGGGTCACCGTATGTACCCATGCGTAGCTTTTTGCCAGCAACCATTTGTATAGTTGCAGCAACTGTGCTAGACACGATTGGAATGTTGCCCTTTTGGAATGATTCCCAAACAGCAGTAGTACCTTTGCCAATATTGACATAGCACGTACGCACATCTTTGACTTTCGCCGTGCGTGTATGTCGTTTGCGTCGCTTGCGGTGTGTGCAGTTGCCGCAAATGCAACCGTCAAGTAGCTGGTCAATTGCATCTTGTGGATGCACATCACGCATGATGATGTAAGACTGAATCATGTCACCAGTCTTGATGTTCCAGTCTTCATTGTTAGTCTGGCAATTAGATATGATGCACACAATACGTGATCGCTTGTCGAGTTGACTAACGCCATCGTATATACAATACGAGTTGTATTTGGGCCTCATGATTCGCCCATTGCGTACATTGGTAAATAGATTTGGATCTGCGTCGAGACCAAACTTGTTGAGATATTGTTGTGCTGTCATGTTATTCATAGTGACTTCTTTCTGTTACTTGATGTTGTCCGGCTACCGACTCAATGATTACGTAATATGACATTGGTCCGTCATATCCATAATCATCTACATCTTCATTACGTGCTTCGGCTTGCTGTATGTAATGTAAACAATGCTCACCATCTGCTCGCTTTGCTTCTTCTGTTAGTTCTTTGCAGTGTATTTCTAATTTCTTGCGTAATTCTTCTGCGTAATCTTGTGTTGGACACTTACAATACTGTTTGAGTATATGTAAGTGACCCCACCACCCTCCTTCTTCTGGCCCACCGTAATAAGGTATTTCTTCATAAAGAGAAAGGTAGCACTCTTGTGCTACCTCTTTTTCTTCTATGATTTCATTCCAAGCTCGTAACATTACACTTTCATCACTCATCGGTGTTTTCTACTTTCTTTAATTTAGGTTTGCCTTTCTTGATTGGTATGACTCGTATACCCTGACATAAATTGCACGGCTGATCATACACACCAGATAGATAATCATCTCTGAATCCATCGTCATACATATCTTCAAAGGTTAGTCCGCCAGAATCAATATTTGGATTGACATGGCTACCCTTTCCGTTGCATACAGGACAGGTTTCATACTTAAATGGATGCCACACTTGCAGTCCATCTTCAGTGTCGTATTTGTGGCGAGCATACATTTTATTCTCATCGATTTCTGTCCACCATCGATCGTCAATGCATCTAACACGGTAATCGCTATGAAAATTGCGATCTTCTAAACTAAACCATTCACTCATTATTTTTCCTTTGGTTGCAAACTATTCATGAGGACTAACACACATGGATTGTTGTGTGATTCGACATACACCATCTTCATGAGGCGTGGGTTGGGACAACCCTGTGGTGTACGTATAACCTTTACGATCTCACCGGCAACGATTTCATGTGGATAGAACAAATCCATCCCAACTGGGCGAAACACATACTTGCAATTTGTTTTAATCATTATTGTTTTAACTCCATAAACTCACACACTGCCAAAGCTTGTTTCTTTGACTCAACTGTCACTGGTGCTAACACTTCAGCATAACCAATGACTGCATGGCGTTGACTCCACATAGAGCAGTCAGTATCATTGACGTGCCACTCTACACCTTGACGTAGTCTCGTACATCCAATTTCAGTTGCAAGTCTACGTCTTATTTTGATTAAACACGGATTACCGTAATGCGGTTCGATATACGTACAAATCAAATCGTTCGGGGTGTTATCCCCGAACGTGTTCCAAAACGTGTACTTAATTGGTCTGAATACAAAGCTCATTGAATATGTCCTTCATTGCACTAATAGATCTATCTCGTAGGTAAAACGGACTTTGCTCGAATGATTCACGGTATCGATTCTGCATAAAGTTTTTATTCCAAGCAGCATCTGTATCTTTACCACAATTGGTTTTAAGCCCAAACCAATATGTACGGACTGCTGGTTCAGTTAGAACTAAATGTGGATGTTTATCACCAATCCATTGCAAACCAAACTTGTCAATCCAAATGCGGTCATGAGTACGTCTCATATGTGTGGTGTCTGCCATACATAGGGCATTCCATGTCTTGTTAATTAGGTTAAACCTGCGTATGAATACATCTATTGTTTTGTCATCCATATCCCATCCATGACGAGTATTCATGGTGAGCCAGATGATTTGTTCTGTAATGCCAGCAAGTTCCTCGCGAACAATATCGGGACACGCAGTGGTGTCATATGTGAGTGCCATTATATTTTGTCTCCTAGTAGTTGATGATTGATGAGTGCTTGGTTGTAACCTTTGATCCATGTCAAGGCTTCAGACCAGTTGTGAGCATGTTGTTCATGTGGACATGCATGGAACTGTGTATACATGCCTTTCGGTGCAAACTTGATGCGTTTAATACCATCACCACAGTCATGCACAAATAGCTCAAGGTTAGTCCATTTGAGATACTCTTCTACTCGTTTTTTTGTTGTCATAATTAAATTCCTCTAAGTGTGTTTGCTTCTTGTTTCATCAAGTCTTGTATTATCTCAATCGATAAATCGCTTGGCGCATTAGCTTCAATAAGCAAATCAATACTTGCTATTTGTGCGGCTTCAGCTATTTCTTGTGGTGTGTAATCGTAGTCGATGTCAAAGTATTCCCAAAGACTAAAGTCAGGTAGATCAGTGCTATTAAATCCAATAGTCTTTGTCAGCATCTCATCTACGAGTTTACGAAACATTGGTTCTGTGTATTTCATTGTGTTACCTTTGTATTGTGTAGTGTGCGTTGTTAGTGAGACGCACCCCTCACATCTACTTAGTCCTTGTAGGACAGACGTTGGTAGTTAGTTACAACCGTCTTGCTTACCTGCTTCTCAAAGTCTGGCATTGCCATTGCCACATACTTCCAGAAGTCAAAGGTTATAGTTGGCAGTTTGACATCTATAATGATGCGCTCCAGTGTCTGAATCGCCTCATCAATCTGCTCTTCTAGAGTCTCACTATTGAGTTCGACCTTGATTACCTTAGTCATGATTGAAGATGTGGCACGGCTATCCTTATCAGGACGCAGTGTCATTGTGACTTCAATCTGTACAAGAGGGACAGGATGAAGTGTCTTCTCTTCACCATTAGCTACATCCATTCTCAAACTGTATTCCATCTGGATGAAATGCCCGTTGAGTTCAACGGTATTTGTATGTGATGTGGTGTGATATCCACCATAATAAGGCAATGTACCGTCTGCTACTTTGGCAGGAATACCAAGTAGATGGTTGCGGAAATATGACGTGTGCAATTCGATAGACATAATAGAAACTCTTTCTGTGCGTTGTCAGTGAGGCGCACCCCTCACACAAACATTAGATAGCGAGCTTAGTTGTGTAAAACTCTTTTACGTCATGGTTGGCAGTCATGTAATTGACAATCATTTCGCAATCAACTTGCTCAAGATTAAGTAAGACCTCAGCCAAATCAACTAATGTGTAATTTAACTCATTACTTTGTTGATTAAACCGCTCCCACATATGATCGTAATGATCATTTGTGATTAGTTTCTCTTTAAGAAGCGCTTCAAGAACGAGGCTTCCATAAAGTACTTCGTATTTAAATCTCATTTTAGATCTCTATGACCTCCCATCCATTAGGTGTGTAAGTAAAACCATCAACACCATAAACAATAATCTTTGCCATGTATTCACGAAACTTCTGTCTCTCTTCAGGTGTTGGTTCGGATGCGCACCAATCATTGAAGCGAGCGCGACTGTCAATCTGTGGAAGATGTGTTTCACAGAAGTCTTTGAGTCGGTGCTTGTACTTTTTGGCATATGGGTCAAGAAAGCAATCACATGCAGCCAATTCTTCTTCACCACGTGCGTGAATAACACGACGCATTCCATCACCGGGATGAAGGTGTAGCCAAGTGTACTTGGCTAACATAATTAGGTAATTCTCTACTCTTGGTTCTTGCACTACAGTTGTCATGAACTTAGTTCCTTTCGCAGTTCTGCTGCTTTTCTATCGTTGTATGTCCTCTTGAACTCCCACAAAACATCGATGTCATCGGTCTGTGGTATTTCGTCTTGGAAATTGCTGCGCAGGTTTTTAGGTAAAAACATGTTTGTCATGTCATTGAGCAACACCATGTCATTGACCCATTTCCAAAACTGAATCTTCTTCTGATTACTTGTCATTGTTGTACTCCTGTAATAAAAGTGTCTCTACATCTGTCAACCAGTAGTTAGCTGAATCTGGTGCTGAGCACCAAGCAAACTCCTCGTTGAATGACGGTGACGAGACGAACACCGTCACTTCGTTGTCCTGTCGGACGATCAGGTCAATGCTTGCGCGTGACACTTGATATGGTTTATCTTTGCCACAATGGATTTGAATCGTGGCATGGTAACGTTTACGACCATCAATGTATTGATTGTTGAGCGTTGAGCGTTGTATGTTTATCTCATCAAACTTGCTTGCGTATTTAGCCTGTAGTGAATCTACTAGCAATGCTACAAAATCCGCTGGGCTTGTGAATGGTTTACTCATTGTCTATTTCCTTTTGGTAATTACTGATGCTTGTGAAAAAATATCCTGCCAAGAAAAGGACTGACAGGATAACTACACCGATGCAGAAGAAGAATAACGTCATAGTTCTTTTAACCTTTTGTTACCAAGTGCTCGACCATATTCTGAGTTGGTCAGCTTTTTCTCCGCAGCGGGTAAAACACTGCGGTCCTTGCTACTTCGCAAGTCGATAGGCAATTCATCTAGAATGCCTGACCTCCATCGACCACGTGAGTCTTTCGTTACGCGGTCATATTTAACTGTAATGCGATTATGCTCTGGGTTTACGTGGAGGTTGCCCTCCACGCTTACCACAGTGCCATAAAAGCCGGGTCTACGTACACTGTGGACCCGATCTCCTAGTGCAAATTTATTCATTGGTTGTTTCGCCCTTTCGTGCGATATTGCGGAACGTGTTGTAGATAAGCGTTACATCACGTTGACTTGGTTGTGTTGCTGTCCAAAACTTGTCAATCAACCGCTTGCGTGTGTCAGCCTTGCCGATGTACGTGAGGAATGTTGGGCGTGTCACACCACACAAACTAGCCATGCGAGCACTACTCACATGTTGGCTGTATCTACACATCTCAAACCATCTCTCCTTGGTCTGTGCCATTGGGTCAACCAATGGTTCGATGACACCGGCTTTTATGAGACGGTCTTGTTCTTTTTTGCTGAGCAAGTGAACTGGAACGGATTGTTGTGTATTCATACTAAACTCCTTGGGTCATTTGTATTATAAGTATTACATTGATTGTTATTCAATATAATGAGGGGGGTAATATCTGACCCCTCCCCCCTGTAAAAATTGGAGGGGTATAATTTTTAACCCCTCCCCTACGACTAGCTTGCGTTGGCGAGATAATGCTCTCGCTCAACATCTTGCCACGATCCATCGAGGCGATAAAGCCTGATGTTTTGATCATCGTCGAGTCCATGCACACTTGTGAACTTAGGGTATGCATGTTGACCTGTGGCTTCAAAGTAATCTTTGGCTACACGCTCAGCATGATCAGGGTCTTCAAAGAGAAGAACCCAGATGCCGTCGTTGTCATCAGCATGGACAACGAACGTGCCTTCTTTGTGCTCTGGTTCGATGTGTGTCTCATCTGATAGAGACGATACTACTTCATGGTTGGTGATACCACCGCCTTCTGTGAAGAGGGCAAACAAATGAACGAAATACTCTGTCATCTTGTACTCCTATGTTTCTGTACGTTGTGCAAGTACTGGCGTACATTGCGGTTAGAACGATTGACTACAATCTCACAATCATCTGTGTCATGTGACCAGTATGCGATGTTGCCTGTTGTGTCTTGAATGGTGATGTATGTTACGTGTGTCTTGTTGCTCAAGGTATAAACCTTGGCGTTAAGCATCTTTGCTATATCTTGCATCACTCTGAGTGCAAGATGTGGTGAACGAATAACCATAATTAAACTCCTGTAAATAAAAAAAAGAGAGAGGGCTTTCGCCCTCCCTGTTAGATAGGCTCGAAGTTGAGCTTGTCTCCCTTCCTCCACGCTTTGCATCGTTCTCTGTGCATATTCAGCCAGTTAGAGGCGATGATTTCGTATGCTGCTTTGTCTTCTTGGCTGACAGGCCCAGCACTACGCATGGATACTAGCTGTCCGACATTGACATAGTCAATGAAGGTCACGCCCTCGACGTTACACTCAGCACGACCGAGCATATCCCAAGCATCGCGATTACTCGCATTTGGGTCACGCTCGAACTGGTAGTGGAAGTCTTCACGATCCATAGGACACACGACTTCAGTGACATAGTTGTCCTTGAAGGTACAAGCGAAGCCGTCGATTGTCTCATAGTCGGGTACACACTTGAATGCATGGTCGTACCTTTCCAGCAATATCGCTCCAAGTACATGGAGCCACGCACCACGCTCACCACTGTCGCTGATGCTTGCATGATAGTCACCGTCACCAAAGATGTACGTGGTGAAGTAACCACGTGCGAGTGTCGTTGCCAACAGTTGACGTTTTCCGTGAGCTACGAACTTGTCTTTGAATTTAGACAGCTCATATTTCACATGGAGAATCTGACTCAAGTCTTTCTTTTCCAACATAACTAAACTCCTTTAAAAAAAAGAAAAGGGAGGCTTGCGCCTCCC